CTTTTTTATTTATTCTTTTAATGCCAAAATATTTTATTCATTTTTGTTTATTCTTTTTTATTTATTCTTTTTTATTTATTCTTTTTTATTTATTCATTTTACTATCACATAGGAAATATTTTATTCATTTATTGAAAAAAATTGAATTGTATTGGACAATATATAATTATTCATCAAGTAATATTTAACGATGAAATCACAACAAAATTATTGGTGTTTGAGACAAAATGATGGTGAAAATATGAATCAAGACAGTATGTATGACTTCATAATTGATACGGGTATAGTATTTTGTCCTTGGGGATTGTCAGGAATTTGCAAACAAAATGTTTCTGAAAGATTATATAATGAAACATTAGATTTATCATCCGAAAAGGTATCTAAAAGTCAAGATAGAAAATTTGTCGATGAAATGAATGTAGGAGACATTGTTTTAATCCCTTTCTCAAAAACAAATCGATGTATCGTAGGAAAAATTACTTCAGCAACTATTTACAACATGGATACAAATTATTCGATAATTCGAACATCAAAAGGAAAAAAATTAGTCAAATATAAATCAGAAGAATTAGAACAATGTAGACCAGTTGGTAGATTTATAGAAATTGTGTCTTCAAATTACATAGTTGAAGACAAAAGATGTTTAGGTAGATTATCTTTATGTAAACCTAAATATGTTGAAAATAATTTCATTCAACTTTAAGTAATTAATCAAGATTTTTTCGTTATTTTTTCTTCAACCTTATTTATTTAAAATTATAAAATAAAATGTCACCAAAATAGTTAAAGATATTAAACATTTTTATTTATGATGAGTATTTTTATTTATAAATAATTATAAAAATTGAAAAAATATTTTTATAATTTTAAATTTTTAATAGTCAAAATATAATGTCACAAGTTAATTTGTACAATCAGTTTTTAGATGAATGGTCTGATGAATGGTTTCAATATGTTCTAGACAATCCAAGGGAAGATTGGGCTGATGAGAGTTGGAATTATATTGCTTTATCTCAAAATGTCACACTGAAAACAATCAAGGAAAACCCTGATAAACCATGGTATTTAACTTTGAATGCAAATGTAACATGGAAATTCATTCAAGAAAATCCAAATGAGACATGGGATTATTGGCCATTGAGTAAAAATACAAACATTACATGGGAAATAGTTGAAGCAAATCCGCACAAAGATTGGTGTTATATGTTATTAGCTTGCAATCCAAATATTACTTGGGAAATAGTTCAAGCGAATTCAGACAAACCATGGGATTATTATTATTTAAGTGAAAATCCCAACATTACTTGGGAAATAGTTCAAGCTAATCCAACCAAAAAATGGAGTTATTACAAGTTAAGTTCAAATCCAAACATTACTTGGGAAATAGTTAAAGCAAATCCTCGTAAGTCTTGGGATTATTTAGCTCTCAGCAAAAATCCAAATATAACATGGGAAATAGTTCAATCCAATTCGGATAAATATTGGAATCACACAGAATTGAGTAAAAATCCAAACATTACATGGGAAATAGTTCAAGCCAATCCACAAATTCATTGGGATTTTAATGGGTTAAGTAATAACCCAAATATTACATGGGACATAGTTCAAGCCAACATTCACAACCCTTGGAATTATTTCATGTTGGGTAAAAATAAAATGACCTTTGCAAAAGAACAATTCATTTGTTCAAAATTTCAAGAATGGTTCAAGCGAAGTAAATTGAAGGAGGAATTAATAGCAAAATTATGGCATCCAAAGAATTTTGAGAAATTTAAATATTATGATCCGGAAATGTTTGGAAATGAAGAAGAAGATGAAAATTAGATAGATGATGATTTGAAGAAAATTAGATAGCTTATAAAATTAAATGAAAGAAGAAAATTAGATAGTTGAAAAAGTAAAGATATTAAACATTACATTTTTTTCTTTATATTATTTTAATTATAAAAATTGAAAAAATCTTTTTATAATTATTTTAACAGAATTAAAATAAAATGTCGCAAATTAAGTTATACAATCAATTTTTAGATGAATGGTCTGAACAATGCTTTCAATATGTTCTAGATAATCCAAGTGTAAATATCACGTGGGAAATAGTTCAAGCATATCCTCTTATCGATTGGAATTATTTGAATTTAAGCAGCAATCCAAATATCACGTGGGAAATAGTTGAAGCTAATCCTGATAAACCTTGGAATTATGATAGATTGAGTAGCAATCCAAATATCACAAGGGACATAGTTGATGCTAATCCTGATAAACCTTGGAATTATTTCAAGTTAAGTAAAAATAAAATGAATTTTGCAAAAGAACAATTCATTCGTTCAAAATTTCAAGAATGGTTTAAGCGAAGTAAATTGAAGGAGGAATTAACAGCAAAATTATGGCATCCAAAGAATTTTGAGAAATTTAAATATTATGATCCGGAAATGTTTGGAAATGAAGAAGAAGATGAAAATTAGATAGTTGAAGATGAAATTAGATAGCTTATAAAATTAAATGAAAGAAGAAAATTAGATAGTTGAAAAAGTAAAGATATTAAACATTACATTTTTTTCTTTATATTATTTTAATTATATTATTTTAATTATATTATTTTAATTATAAAAATTGAAAAAATCTTTTTATAATTATTTTAACAGAATTAAAATAAAATGTCGCTAATTGAGTTATACAATCAATTTTTAGATGAATGGTCTGAACAATGGTTTCAATATGTTTTAGATAATCCTAATAAACGTTGGGAATATGGTTATTTAAGTCAAAACCCCAACATTACATGGAAAACTTTTAAATCTAATCCAGACATAGATTGGAATTATGAGTGTTTAAGTCTGAATCCAAACATTACATGGAAAATAGTTCAAGAAAATCCTGACAATCATTGGAATTATAGTTTATTGAGTTCCAATACAAATATTACTTGGAAAATAATTAAAGAAAATCCGGATAAAGATTGGAGTTATGCGATATTAAGTGCAAATCCAAACATTACATGGGAAATAGTTCAAGAAAATCCAGATAAAGATTGGTATTATGACATGTTAAGTTTAAATAAAAATATTACATGGGAAATAGTTCAAAGCAATCCAAATAACGATTGGAATTATTTTAGTTTAAGTAAACATCCAACTGTTACATGGGAAATAGTTCGCGATAACCCTAATAAAGATTGGAGTTATTGGAATTTGAGTAGTAATTCAAATATTACTTGGGAAATAGTTAAATCTGAACCATATACACATTGGAAGTATTTTACGTTAAGTGAAAATCCAAATATCACATGGAACATAGTTCAATCAAATCCGAATGAAAATTGGAATTATCAATGGTTGAGCAAAAATCCAAACATTACATGGAAAATAGTTCGCGATAACCCTAATAAAGATTGGAGTTATTATTATTTAAGTTCGAATCCAAATATTAGTTGGGAAATTGTTCAAACTAATCGACAAATTAATTGGAATTATCCAGCATTAAGTGCAAATGAAATGACATTGGAAAGAGAAACATTCATTCGTTCAAAATTTCAGGAATGGTTCAAGCGAAGTAAGTTAAAAGAGGAATTAATTGCTGCTCTATGGCATCCAAATAATTTTGAGAAATTCAAGTATTATGACCCTGAAATGTTTGAAAATGAAGAAGATGATAATTAAATATTTTTTTACAATTTAAAAAAATGAAAAATAATTTTACAATTCTAAAGAAATAACAACTGACAAATAACGAATAACGAATAACGAATAAACAATGTCACAAATTAATTTATACAACGAATTTTTAGATGAATGGTCTGAAAAATGGTTTCAATATATTTTAGATAATCCGAATCACAGTTGGAACCATAGAATGTTAAGTGCAAATCCAAATATTACATGGCAAACTATTCAAGATAATCCAACCATAGATTGGAACTATGATGCATTAAGTAAAAATATAAATATTACCTGGGAAATAGTTCAATCTAATCCTCATATAGATTGGAATTATTGTGAGTTGAGTTCAAATCCAAACATTACTTGGGAAATAGTTTGTAAAAATCATGACAAACCTTGGAGTTATCAAAAATTAAGTTCCAATCCAAACATCACATGGGAAATAGTTCAAGCTAATCCAGACGAGGATTGGAGTTATACATTATTAAGTTCAAATCGAAACATTACTTGGGAAATAGTTCAAGCTAATCCTAATATCCATTGGGGTTACAGGTTATTGAGTTCTAATCCAAATATTACTTGGGAAATTGTTCAAGCTAATCTCCATTTAAATTGGAATTTAGCATTTGTAAATTTAAATCCAACCATAACTTGGGAAACAGTTCAAGAAAATCCGACTGAGTATTGGCATTGCATTTGTCTGAGTTCCAATCCAAATATAACATGGGATATTGTTAAATCAATGCCAAATGAGGATTGGAGTTATAGTTGTTTAAGTCTACATAAAAATATTACCTGGGAAATAGTTCAGTCGAATCCTGATAAACCTTGGGATTATTATTATTTAGGTTCAAATCCAAACATTAGTTGGGAAATCGTTCAAACTAATCGACAAATTAATTGGAATTATTCAGTATTGAGTGCAAATAAAATGACATTGGAAAGAGAAATATTCATTCGTTCAAAATTTCAAGAATGGTTCAAACAAAGTAAGTTAAAAGAGGAATTAATTGCCACTCTATGGCATCCAAAGAATTTTGAGAAATTTAAGTATTATGATCCCGAAATGTTTGGAAATGAAGAAGATGATAATTAAATTAAATAGTTTAGAGTCAAAGATATTAAATGTAATAATTTTTCTTTATATTGTTTTTTACAATTAATTATTTACTACTGCGATATTTTTTAACAGCATTTTGCGCCGATTGATAACCTTTTGATCCGTGTTTGCATCCATTAATTAATATATCATAATCAACTACTGCTGATTTTCCCGATGTTAAGGCACTTGCTAGCCGTGCTATTCCCCATGACTGTGGTGTTTGATTTGGTCTTGAACCTGAAGAATAATAAGCACCTTCACCTTTATTTATAATTTTAGCCAATGCTGATTTACTACATCCAGTTTTTTTCGACAATTCATTTGTTGATCCAATTTTATTGACATTATATATTTTTTTTGCATTATTAACATGTGATGAAGGTTTAGATTTGAATGATTTGACTAATTTTCTCTTATAATATTTTCCTTGCTTATACATTTTTTTCGATTTTGCCAACATGTTTATTTGTTTTTTTCTATCTTTGCGAGTTAATTTTGTTGGCAAATATCTCAAACTATATTTTTTATTAGATTTCATTTATGATATAACTATAAAAATAAAAAATAAAAAATAAAAAATAAAAATAAAAATAAAAATAAAAATAAAAATAAAAAATAAAAATAAAAATAAAAATAAAAATAAAAATAAAAATAAAAATAAAAATAAAAAATAAAAATAAAAAATAAAAAATAAAAATAAAAAATAAGAAATAAAAAATAAGAAATATAAAATATAA